TTTTTAAGCTTAGCAAAATGTTTTAACGTTTTTTCTTCATTACATTTTTCACATTTTGCTATAAAACTTTCTAATTTTTTTTGTCTAAGATTTTTTTTTCTTATTTTATCCATTTCATTCAAACATTTTTTACATGTTGTAGAATAAGAATTTTCTCTATCGGTATATTTTCTATAATTTTCAACAGGTTGGTTAATTTTACATTTATTACAATTTATTAATGTGTCGCTCACCATATATAAGTTATATAATTCTATATTTATATTTTTTTAAGTCAATAAAATTTAAAGAAGCTTGGATGCTCATTGCCCATTTCATATAATTGAGTTAATTATAATCATCTTATTCATTATTACTATACCCAAGTTTTTTGTCTTGGCCACAATCTTTTCACAAAAATTGCTTAGTAGAATAAGTTTTAGGGGTTTCAAGCAGTTTGATTTTCTCACCAGGGTTTTTCATAACAAATATTATGTTTGTTATCCCTGATTAACATCAGTGGTCCTTTTTATTATTTTAGTTATAATAAAATAGTTTCCACATAAGGCTTTATGAATATCTTATTTTTTCGATATTCCCTGATGTTTTTCTACCCTACAGGTTTTTAAGGTATACGTCTTGAGCTCCGTAAGCTACGAGTTGCATTAATCCACCTCCCATTTTATACAATTGCTAAAGAAAAAAATTTTTTGAATTTTAATTTAATTAAATTTAATTAAATTAAATTATTTTTTAACAAAAAAATAATTTTACATTTCACCCAGAAATAATTTTATTTAAATCTAAGTTGGTCTTCATAAATTTTAACAAATACGTATCTTCAAACACTTCTTTTTTTCCTTCATGTGATTTACTAAAAACATATGATTCATTGCGTTTTTTAACAGACCAACCTTGTTCGATTGAATTATAAAGTAATAACATCTTTTGAAATTTAATAGCGTCAATTTTAAAATTGGTATTTTCTAAATCTTTTAAAGAATCAATGTTTACTTTAATATCCATTTTAAATAAAAAAAAGAAAACTATTCTACTTTTTTAACTATAATACAAATAAATACAAATATTCTTATTCATTATTGTTTTTATGTATTCGTTTTCTATAAAACTGTGATATATGTTTTTCACTATTTTCTAAATAAGTAAGATTCGATTTTACAATTCTGCCTTCTCCATCTGAATAATAGATGTCTTGTAATTGATAACCTTTTTTACTAGGCAATATATTCATAGCTTTTATACAATTGTTACACGGCTTACTAGATTGTAAAATATTTTTTTTAGAAATTCGAATAACAAGTATATTTATTTTCTCCATATGCTTTTTACTTTTTAAAGGTTCCAATTTTGATAATGCATCAACCTCTGCATGTATTCCTGGTTTAATACCTTCGTCGTCTCCCATTTGATTGATACCAAAACTAATAATTCTTGTTTTTTTCAAGTTAGCGATCTTTCCCTTGAAATACACATGCAATATGATTATAATGACCACATACACAATCAGGAACCTTATCAATTCCTTTTTCGTATAGTTCCAAATTACTATTTACCGGCAAACAAAAACGCTTAATATACATTTTGTCTAATAGATTGAACATTATTTAACTATATATTAATTATTTAACTAACTATATTTAATATGTTTTCATTTCAATTTTATTTATGCAATCCTTAAGTAATTAAAATAATGAATATGCTATAAAATATAATTTATCTTTATTACAAATTAAACAAATTTTGTTTTAAATTATATTAAAGAATAAAATGCCTAGTTTTAAGCCTAAAACAAATAAAAAAATTCGGTTTAATAAAAAGTCTGCTATAACACTTGATACTAAGCATAAGGAGTTTTTGAATGAATTTTCGAAAGACGACAATAATCGCATACCTGAATTAAAATATGAAAGGCAAGTTCTCAAACAAAAATTAGTCAATGAAATAGATACTATTACAATTGAACAACGATTAGATATAGAAGATCAAATAATTAGTATTAATGAAAAAATAAAGGAGCTTAAATTTAAAAAGAAGGAATATTTTTTGGATAATTCAAAATTCATTTTTGATTATTTTGAAAATAAAAAAAATATTTCATCAGGAATTACATCCGCCTCACAAAATGAGACAAGTAAAAATAAAATTGTGTCGTCTTTTTTTAAAATTAAAGAAGACAATAGCGAACTATTGAAAAATCAAACAAAAAATAATAATATTGTTCAAAAATATCTTAGCAATATAGATGATACTTTTTTGGATATAAATTCATTTATTTGTCAAACTGATATATGCGCATTTTGTCATAAAGGCGAACTTATACCGCTAGATGATGAAGGGGTATTAATTTGTAATAGTTGCTCTAGAAGTATTCCTTATCTTATTGAAAATGAAAAGCCCTCTTATAAAGAACCACCCAAAGAAGTATGCTTTTATGCTTATAAAAGAATTAATCATTTCAAAGAAATTCTCGCGCAATTTCAAGGTAAAGAGACAACGCAAATACCGCCAGACGTTATTGAAAATATTAAATTACAAATAAAGAAAGAGAGAATTGAATTGGAACAAATTACAAACTCAAAGACAAAGGAAATATTGAAAAAATTAGGCTATAATAAATATTATGAACACATACCATTTATTAAAGATAAGTTGGGTATTAAACCGCCAATTATGTCACCAGAGTTAGAAGAAACACTTTGTAATCTTTTTATAGAATTACAAGCACCATATTCTAAATTTTGTCCAGACGATAGAGTTAATTTTTTGAATTATTATTATACAGCATATAAATTATGCGAACTTTTAGGTGAAGAGCAATATTTACAACACTTTCCTATGTTGAAAGATAGAGAGAAAAGAATAGAACAGGACAACATTTGGAAAAAAATATGTGAAGAATTAGATTGGGAATTTATACCAACAATTTAATATTTATATTTTATTTATTGATTTGTAGGTCTATATGGGAATAATGTTAATTCTCTCGTATTATAAATAGAAAAGTTTGGATCTGGTTGTGCGCAATTTGTTCCATATCCACCGCCTCTTTGTTTGCGTGTCTTTCTTCCTTTATTTGTTTTTTTACCTTTACTTGGTTTTCTTCTTTTTGTTGTTTTTCTATTCTTTTTATTTGTTTTTCTTTGTTTCTTTGTAGATTTTCTATTTTTTCTTGTTTTTCTACCTCCAAGGTAATCATCATTTTCATCATCCGTATCCATTTCCGTATCAGTAACCCCATCCTCTGGATTAGGTGGTTCACCTTGTAAATCAGCGATAGTCATTGGTCCATCATTCACTGGTCCAGCATCATTTGCAATCATCGCATTATATTGGTTATTAACAGGAGGTATATTATTAACAGCAACAGGAGGTATATTATTAACATCAACAGGAGGTATATTATTAACATCAACAGGAGGTATATTATTATTTGAAATTGGATTCAAATCATCTAAAGTTAATAGAGGGCCTTGATCAAAAGAATCATTTAAATCGTAATTATTTTCATTTATACCACCCTTTTCATTTACACCACCTTTTTTATTTTTTCTAGTTCTTCCCATAATAATATATAAGTATATTTAAATATAGTATTATGTTATTTTAAAAGCATAAATTTTATTTTTTATGAAAAATTAAAAATTATCTTACCATTTATGGTCTAAAATCCCCCAGGAAATTTGACTAAATTTGCACCAATACCGAAGCCGGCTCCACTGCGAGCTGTGGCACCCATAGAAGGAACATAAGTATCAAGGATACTAAATGTGGCAGCAGCAGTTAAAGCGATTAAAATAATTTCCTCAATATTTAGGGAACGTTTAGGAATAGCGTAGGCGGCAATAGCTACCATTAAACCTTCTACTAAATACTTAATGATTCTTTTTACAAGTTCAGCAACGTTAATTAAACCACTCATTATATTAAATAAAAAGAAAAAAATATATATATGCGATAAAAAACTTAAAATTAAATAGATGAATTAATTAAAATGGATCGTTCTAAAGATATGAATTCCAAAAAATCCGGTTTTGAAAGAAAACAAGTAAATGGTAAAAATAATCCTAAATATGTTGATTTACTTGAAGAAGATAAACCAATAGCTGGCCAAAAATTTGTATGTGTTTCATTTGTTTCACCTGAAAAAATCTTAAAACAAAAACAAACATTCCTTTTCGAAGAGTTCCTAAAGAAATGGGAATTTAATAAATCAATGGAAAAATTTGTTCAATTTCTAAATTTCGTTTCCTATAAATACAACATTTCATTTGATGATGTTTCAAATGATTTTAAGGATTTTGTAAAAGAAGAAAAAGATACTCTTGTTAAAAATGGTATTGAAGATGATTACAAAACTTACATTGATAATCATGAGGCGGAATTAGAGAAAGAATTTGGTCGTGTTCATAATTTCCAAACCTGCACTAGAGGTCTCAAGATTCGTGGCTCTTATCCAACCTTAGAAGAAGCAGAGTTGAGATGTAAAATGTTGAGAGAAATTGACCCTAATCATGATATTATGGTTGGACCAGTTGGATTATGGATGCCATGGGATCCTGAAGCTTATAAAACTGGTCGCGTTGAGTATATGGAAGAAGAGTTGAATCAATTGATGCATGAGAAACAAAAGAATGAAACAAATGCTAAATCCGCTTTTGAACAACGTGTCAAAGAAACAAAACAAAAAGCTATTGAAGAAAATGTTAAGAATGCCGAGAAATCAGGTAACGCATTAACTCAAACCATTGACGAAGAAGGTAACTTAATAGGTGTAAATAATGCTAATACACAGGAGTTTGGATTAAAAGAAAAGGAAAATATTTCCTCTGCTGATATTTCCATGGAATTATTTGAAGGTGAAAATATTGTTGTTGGTAAGACTGATTATGGACAAAGTGAATTAGTCAGCGGACCTTTTGCTACTAAAAAGGATTAAAAATTTTAACATTAAATAAATATTTAAATATTTAAAAATATAAAATTTAAAAATATAAAATTTAAAAATTACAAAAAATAATATTATTAATTTATTCAAAAATAATATTATTACCATTTATTTGCTTTTTTAACATTAATCTTTGGGCCACCACCGCGTTTTTTCGTGTTATTTGGATCATACTTCTCATCTTCATCATCTGAGTTAATACCCTTAGATAATTCCCAGAATTCTTTTGATCCTAATCTAAAATCGTTATGTGAGTCAGCCTTATACCAAAAAACTTGATCATGTAATTTATTTGATTTACTATTATTATTTATTACCAAGCACTCATAATTTTCAGTACATTGATCCATGACCTGACAAAAGCTCTCAAATGTTGGAAACATACCAGCATAATTTTCATAAATACGTTTTCTATTCGCTATATAATTCTCTCTAAGAATAAAAACATAATCTATGTTGGTTCTCAGAGTGGGAGGAATACCCAAAGGATATTGCATTGTGATGACTAACATTACCTTCCAATGTCTTCCGTTCATGAAAAGGAGACGCATCATCTTATCTCGCGCCCAGGTGTTATCATATAAACAATCATCTAATATAACGAACGCTCTAGGATCTATTGTGCTACGTTTATAAGTTTCCATTTCTTTTTTAATCTGCTTTAAAACAGTGCGTTGCCTTTTTAATATATTTTCTATAATAGCAGTGTTGTATTCGTTATGAACAAATAATTTTGGCACCATTTTCGCATAAAAACCGTTTCCTTCTTCTGTCCCAGATATTACAGTTCCAATTGGGATTTCTTGCTGATAATAAAGCAAGTCACGAACCAAGAAAGATTTACCAGTGTCACGCTTTCCTATTAACACAACTACAGGCCCTTTATTTTCATTTGGTTTAAAGCTAATACTTTTCATATCAAATTTTTTTAATTCTAAAGTCATTTTATACTTTTAAGAAATTATTTTTTAATATATTTTACGCAATCAAATATATTATTACGCTTCTAAAAATTGAATAAATTTTTTATGCTTTTTATTAGAGAAGTTCTTTTTTTAGTTTTATTTGGATTAACTTTCGATGAATGTAATGACGATCGTTTTAATGATTTTTGCCTACTAACCATAATTAATTCCTTTTGTGAAGATTTTGATTTTGGCGTGCTTGAGCTGCTGCTTCTATCTTCATGTTTTCCTTCCTTAATAGGACTTAAACGTCTTTTTCCTGTTTGTGAAGCTCTTTTATATTTTTTTGTAAAACTTACTCTTGCTTGGTTTTGATTTATCGATCTACTTCTTGGTCTTGTCATTATATATTAAGGAAATAAAATTTTATTTATAAAATTATATATTTTAGTAATTAAAAAAATGTAAAAATTTATAACTTATTTTAATATTAAATAAGTTAAAAACAAGCATTATTTTATATAATAATTAGCTAATGATGATATCCGTGAATTATCAAAAAAGGAAGAACCTTGAACTTTTTAAAAGTTTAGAGAGCCCTAAATCGCTATTTATCACTGAAACGCAAAATTATATACCTATATACACACGTTTTTTCGCTTTGAACGAATCAAACTTTAATAGTATTAATTTGAATCACAAATGGTATATATCTAGTATGAATGAAACTGATGATGACTGTAATAATTTATACAATTGTCGTATTAAAAATATAATAAACAATAAGACAAAAGACATTGATGTTTTTTTCAAAATGGCACCATTATTAGATCCATATAAATTTTTGATAGGTAAATATAGTCCGGAAGACCCAAAATTATTTAATTTACCTAAAATAAATTCTAATGAAACCGATACAAATGCCAAGTTTTTAGACAATAATAATTCTGCTTATGTAGATGGTTTATTTTTATTTTTAACTAGTAACCTAATCCACACAAATAATTTTTTTCATGGTGTTGATTATTATGGATCTTTTTTAGCTATTAAAAATGATTTTAAAATGAATGTTTTTGATGATATCGATTATTTAAATAATTTTGAGTATTTTAATAAAAACAAAAATGTGCTATTCACTGTAGAAGATTATCAACATTTGTTTAGTGAAGAAAACACTAAATTACCACCTATTACAATTCAACATAATTCTACAGCCAAGTCATGTATTTCTATAAATTCATTTAATGATCAAATCTTTGAAGACGTATTTGATGAAAATAAGATAATTAATAACTTGGATGATTTAAAAAATACCGATTTTGAATTACTAGATATTACAAATATGGATATTAAAAATAATGATAATACTGTAACTTTAAAAAGTAATTCATCATGTTCCTCTAGATCATCTCATACTTCTCTAGATGAAAATGAGAACGATGATGATAATGAGGATGAAGATGGGGAACATTGCGAAAATTGTGGTGATAATCAAGAAAATGATGAAAATGTAGAAGATGATGACGAAGAAAATTGGGAAGATGTTGAAGAAGAGGAAGAAGAGACAATTGAGCTTACTATTCCAAAGTTTCCTGTTCAAGTCATTTGTATGGAAAATTGTGAAAATACATTTGATGATTTAATTATTAATAATGAACTATCCAAAGAGGAATGGTTATCAGCTTTCATGCAAATTATTATGATTTTAATTACATACCAAAAAGCATTTGGCTTTACTCATAATGACCTACATACAAATAATGTAATGTATAATGAAACCGACAAAAAATACATTTACTATTGCTATAAAAAGAAGTATTACAAGGTTCCCACTTTTGGTCGCATATTTAAAATAATTGATTTTGGACGTGCTATATTTAAATTCAATGGAAACTTATTTTGCAGTGATAGTTTTCAGCCTGGTGGAGATGCCGCATCTCAATACAATATAGAGCCATATTTCAATGATAAGAAACCTAGATTGGAACCAAACTATAGTTTCGATTTATGTCGTTTAGCATGTTCCATCTTCGATTATTTAGTAGATGATATAAGTGAAGTAAAAGATTTGAGCACATGTGATGATCCTATCAAGCGAATTGTTGTTGAATGGTGCTTAGATGACAAAGGAATTAATATGCTATATAAAAATAATGGTATGGATCGCTATCCAGAATTTAAATTATATAAAATGATTGCTAGGTGTGTTCATAATCATACACCACAAGCTCAACTTTTAAGACCAGAATTTGAAGCATTCTCAAAGTTTAAAGGTGAGGTTCAAAAAGATAATTTAATTGATATTGATAGCATACCTGTTTATATGTAAAATGTATTAGTTGAAAATTAAATATGGTATAAAATATTTAATTTTTTTATATTTTTATTTTATATTTTTATTTTGTAATATCATTTTCCAAAATACGCGTATATTCATCGAAATCTGTTAATGACATGTTATGACACGCAATGATATTACCAGCATTTATATTTTTTGCACAACACTCATATGTATAATTATACGAATAACCTTTATAGTTACAAGAGTAAAAATTAGGGTTTTTTATTATTTCTACATTCTTTTTTTGTAAAAAATAAGACATTTCTACATCACAAGCATCTATTAAATGATTTTTATTTTTTGCATTACATATATTCTTCCAATTTTCATGAAAAAATGTTATATCAGGGTATATATTTTTCAAAGTAAAATTACTAATTATAAATCCTGCGCCAGAATGAAAATAGATTTGTTCGTTTCCTATCATTCTATGATCACCATGACCACCTATGAATACATTTTTATTTTTGTCACAATTATTTAATTCAGTCAGCAAGTTTTCGATATTTACATAGGTATCTGTGCCACAAATAAAAATAAAATCGGCATTGTAATTTTCATAAATGTATTTTAACCCTAGGTTTTGTTTATAAGCAGCAGAACTATAATCATTCAATACATTTTTAAAATAAACATACTTTTCACCAATTAAATCAGTTGGTTCTTCACCTAAAAAATATAACATAGTTAGGCCTTTTTCTTCAGCTTTTTTACCCCATGTTTCATTTATTTTTATTAGTTCGTTTTTATATTTCATATTTGTTGCACATGCAAATATACAGAAGATAACCCTGCTTTTCTTTTTAAATTTATTTGCATATTCAAGTTGTGATTTATAAAATTCTTCTTTTTTTTTAAATTCATTTTTTATATCTATATTTTTATTACAAAGATCATATATATTGTTCGCTATTTTATATGATTCATATGGTTTATGATAAAAAGCACATACATAATATGTAAATAAAATTAAAAAATACACATTATTAGGTATTACAACATTGTATTTTTCTATTTGGTTTAAAATCTTTTTACAACAATCATAACACTCTTTATGATAATTAAAATCTAAATATTTTTTTAATATTTGAGAATAAATATATTCAAAATTTTTTGTTGTAACTAATAAATTATTTAATAACTGACCATAATCACCATAAGATCGTTCAATGTCATCATAAAATTCATCTAATACTTCCAAATAAAACATTTCTTCTCCATGTCCATAACCTTCAATAGTAGTTTCTTCAAATATATTATTTAATCTAGTCAATATTTTTATTCCAATATCTTTTCCTGTTACAAAAAACCCACCACAAGCTACCCATCTATATTGTTGATAATATTCTCTCTTATTATCTGGCGATTTATATTTTTTATCACAAACATTTAAAATTTGTAAATGAAATTTATCACTTGTTTTATGTAAAACATCTAAAAGTATATTATAATTGTAATTTTCACATATTTTTTTTACGTTATATGCATCAATCCAGGAAAATTTGCTTGTTTTAAAAGGATCTAACTCGATCGTTCTTAACACAAAGTCAAATTTACTACAACATACTAAATGACTTTCAGGGCATGTTCTATGGTCTCTAGTTGGCCAATAGCTTTCTCTATTTGATTTTATAATATCTATATATTTGTAGTAACGTAAATTTTCAAAATCTAATACAAAATAATATGTTAGTTTATCTAAGTCAAAGTAATCTCTAATATCTTTTATAAGTTCATAACAAGTCTTATCACAAAATATTACTAAATAACAAGGAACCTCTAGTAATGGTGTCATTAATTTTATACATTCATCTAAACTTCTTGTTCCATTATGGTATTTAGATAAATTGAAACAACTTGTAACTAAAGTACAATCAGGAATTTCTCTTGGTATTAACATTTTTACTTTAATAATATTTTACTTTAAGTTTTTAAATTTAAATTATAATTTTTTATATAACAATAATAATAATGGACAACTATGGTTTTATTATTATTAGACACGTTAATTCAATAAAAACAAATAAATATTGGAACCATTCAGTAAAATGTTTAAGAACACTTTATCCATATAAAAAAATTGTTATCATTGATGATAATAGCGATCCTGAATTTTTAAAAGCAGATTTTGAATATGCGAATATTCAAGTAATAAAATCAGTATTTAAAGGAAGAGGCGAGCTTTTACCTTATTACTACTATATTAAAAATAAATTTTTTGAAAATGCAGTAATTATACATGATAGTGTTTTTTTCCATAGGAGAATAGATTTCGAGAGCTTAATTGGTTTAAAAGTATTGCCACTTTGGTTTTTCCATCCAGACAACGAAAATGTAACAAATACAATGAGAATTAGTAATAGTTTAAAATTCCCACAAAATATTCAAAGTAAATTAAATCTTAAAGATGATAGTATATTAGGAATGCCACATCTAAAATGGTATGGGTGTTTTGGTGTGCAAAGCTTTATTAATCATGAATTTTTGTCTTATTTAGAACAAAAATATAATTTGACAAATATGATTTCTCATGTGAATTGTAGAGATGATAGATGCTGTTTAGAGAGAATATTTGGCTGTATATTTTTTACAGAAAATAGCAAGATACTTCGAGTAAAGTCTTTACTAGGAAACATATTTAAATATCAAACATGGGGTTATTCATTTGATGATTATGAGAGAGATTTCAAAAAGGGGACTATACCTAAAGTAATAGTAAAGGTATGGACAGGAAGATAAAATAATTGTCATTTCATTTTACAAGTAACCTAAAACCCTGGATTATCTGTAAAAACAGGTGTGCTTGTGGTTGCTTCACCACCTTGCTGAATAACAGGTTTCAATTGTTCTAAAATAAAATGTCCTACTATTACACTGAAATATACTAGTAAAGTATCTCTTATCAATAGTTTTAGTGGCTTGTTTTCTTTTTCAACAAATCGCATTTCTATAAATTTTGCTATTAAATATATTACAGCTATTACTCCTGCTATCATAAATATGTTCTTCATTTAAAATAATAAAAGGATATTCTTCTTATTATTTTTACGCAATTTATTCTAACATTGTATTTATTCTAAAACTTCAATATCATCTATTAATAAATCTGGCAATAAATCTAATTTTGGTTCTTCAATATTATGAACGTCTAAATAATTCAAATCTACTGGTTGATCGCTAATTTTTATTTTAAAACTATTATCATCTTCTTCTGCCTCCATTCTTCTTTGCTGAGCTCTAATTTCACTAATTTCTTCAAGACGTTCTAATGTTTTTGGTGCTGTAACTTGAACTATATCACCATTTCCACTTGAAACATAATCTATATCATCAAAACTCAACTTACTTTGCATTTGGGATGATTCATTCCCTGACATATTAAGATTATTTGGATTTACTTGATTGCTTACGTTTGGATTTGGACCAGCAGCAACAGGTTGTTCTATAATTTGCTCCTTTACTTCTTCTACTACATCTTCTTCTACAGTTTCATCCATATAAGCTTTCAATATGGCTTCTACAGGAATACTTTCTCTTAATGTATTCAAAATACATTCCTGAACAATAATTTCTAATTCTCTGTGATTCTTTTGCATTTGGAGTGGTGGCACATTAATTTCGAATAAATAAACATTCTTATACACTTTTCTAGCTACATTAATATATGTTTTATGAATAAAGTCATCCAACTTAGGAACATTAATATCAATCTTCTTTTGTTTTTGTCCAACCCTCATAGCAGTTAGAATTTTTAATTGAATAATATGAACACAAGTAACCAAGTCTTCTAAATAATTACACCCAGATCTCTCAACTATTCTTTTTCTTTCTGTTTCTATAATACTTGCATTCCATTTTGGTATTCTTGAAATAAAATTTTGAAATGTCATCAAATATTTTTCCATTTCACCATTTTCTTTGCATAATTTAGTCGCTTCATCTAAAATAGACTTATAACCATCAATAATTAAAGGTGTCAAAATTGTAATCAATCTGGCACCCCACTCATTTTTACTTTCATGAAGAGTTGAAATTGAAAAATCATCCATTTACATAAAACTTATATTTTCTAAATCCACTTCTGAACTTAAAAAAATAAAATTCAAAATAAATAATAATAACAATTTCTCATTGCGAAATTCTTTTCTTACACGATTAAATGTTATCAATAATTCATATCTTTTCTCTGTTGTAATTACATTATCTAGGAATTTATTGTTTTCAAGTAAATTTAATACATCTAAACCGCTATAACCTTTTTCATATAATTTTACACATTCTTCCATCAAGTGCTCTATACTTATTTTTTTGCTAACATTTTTGATTAATTCTTTTTTCAACCATTCCAACCTTTGTTGCTTAATATCTTTGGTTTTAAATAATTCATTCAAATTATAATTATACAAATTAATTATGTTACCATTGATTACTGGTTCAGGTACATAAATCTCACAAAAACGTGACAAAATTGGCTTCATTAAATTATATTTATCTTCAGCAACAATAAAGAATCTAGTATTATGACTAAATAGCTCGATACAACGTCTTAAAGCAGACTGAGCATCCATAGTTAATTTGTCCGCATTCAACAAAACAATGCTTTTAAAAATATTCCCACCATTTGAATTTATATGTGTCTTAGCAAAAAACTTTAGTTCTTCTCTAATAAATTTAATACCTTTACCATGAGAACAATTTACATACATAACAAAAGATTTGATTTTTTCTTTATTATTATCATAAATTTTATGTATAAAATCATTTATAATTGTTCTTTTACCACTTCCTGTTGGACCATGAAAAAGTATATTAGGTATTTTGTGAATACTTTGAAAATAGGCCAATTTTTCTTTTATATTTTGATGAATGTTTAATGTCATTTATTATAACCTAACTATATTTTAAAAGGTGTTTTTATATTTTAATATAACGTAATTAATAAAATATAAAATATAAAATTACAATAAAAATATAAACTGCGTATAAACTCTCATTTTACTTTTTTGGAATCTTCCTCGTCTTTTTCAATATTCTCATTAGATTTACTTTCAATATATTTACACAATGATTTATAATATAAGTCATACGATAAATTAGGGGCTAACTGCGCATTATTCATGGTAATAGAACAACCACCAGTATCCAATAGAGAAACATCAAAATCTGTGATACCGTTGTCTAGTGCGTGGTGTATTATTTTTTCAATTACGGAATGTCTATATTGTTTTACATGTAAATGAAGTGAAAAAATCTCCAAATTTAAATTTTTATCAATCAATCCCTCTAATATTTCTTTAAAATCCGCGAAAGTTAATGTGCCGCAAGTATCAGATAGGCAAATTGTATTAGGTTTAAATAAAGAATATCTGTGTAACAAGTCTATAATAACCGAGTTATTTATTTTGCCTTCAATTGGACATTCGTTTATACACGATACATATAATTTTACTTTATAGTTATTTCTATCACCAAAAAAATTATTCAATTTTTGAAACATTTTTTCTAAACAATCTATGCTTTCATCCAGTGTCATATTCACATTTTTTAACTGAAAGCTATTTGAAACGGATGTTATAAAGGAATAATGACGTATTGTTTTATTTTCTATCGCATTGTCTAATTTATTTTCATTTGGAACAACAACATAATGGTTCGATTTTTCGATTTGATATATATAAGAATCCAAATATTTATTTATATTTTCACAATAATCCAAAAATATATTTGTATCTTTAAATACTGGTAATAATTTGCTAGATGAATAAGAACCAACTTCAATGTTTAAAGGCTTGTATCTTCTTTTAATAATATGATATACTTCTGTTTTATCGTTAAATGAAAAATTTATTTGCTGTTCTTTTGATAAACTCTGTAGCCCATCTCTTAAAGAAACATCAAATGGTCTGGGAGAACCAATATTTTTATATATTTTAGAAAATTTCGCGTTTGTATTACACCATATTTTAAAACTATTTGCGCAATGTGGATATATACCATTTTTAAACATATTATTTTAATAATATAATAAAATAATAATCTTTATATTTTTTGGATAATATTTTTGTATTTTTTGGATAATATTTTTATATTTATAAAATATGTAAAACGATAATAAATGTTCAATAATCTTATGCTACACTGTTAAATGAGAAAATGTATGGATTTGATTTCAAGTTACTTAGTATATCTGGTTGGATACGGTCACAACCAGCACATTCATTATAATATTGACCTGTATGTATGTTACCATATGTTTCTACCGATGGTGGTAAAGGTGTAACTGAAATAGCTGGGTTCATTCTTCCATCATATCTGGTTGAATCATCTTTAATAGTAGTTAAATGCATTTGCTGGTTAAACAATTGTGTGCCACCTTGATTAGGTCTATTCGCAATGGTAGAAGATTTAATATCATTATTATGTTGTCTATAAGCCGCCTCATAATTCATATCACCATAAGCAGTAGAATATCCACCTGGGGTGGAATAATAATCACTAGATGTTGTATCTCTTTGTGTTAAATCTAGTGCGGTATAATTATTCACATACATACCTTCTTTTTGGTTATTAATATTAAATTGTGGTGAATACAAAGTTGTTTCTTTAATGGTAGTAGATGTTGTATCTCTTGGATCTATAACGTAACTACTTGGAACACTACTAGTTGCTTCACCATAAATGCGAACATTATGAATGGTTTCATCTTTACGTGTAGGTCTAAAAATATCAAATAAAGGTGCTACAACAGCCCCAATTGCGCCACTAAATCCACTTCTCATAGTTTCTGGCTGTTTCACAGTAGATCTATGGTTTTCATAATTTGTATGACTACGCATAGCAAAGTCTTTATCTGTATGTGGGCCACGACCAACCGCACTAGAGTGATTTACATTTCCTGCAATGGTCTCCTGGCGTTTTGAGGGTTCAAAATTCTCAGGAGCATGACCTGCTTTAATATCGGTAGGTCCAGCTGGACCAGCATAATCGGTCAAAACATCATTACGTCTAATTACACCCATCTCTTGAATAGGTCTTAATGTTTCACCTTTTTCTGCGCCAGTAGTAGTTAGCCAACGATCTTGCGAGTTAATAAAAAAAGTATCAGGTCTTTGTTTTTCAACACGTCCAAGCATTTGTGTAGTTGGTGCTGTTTTAATAAATGAATTTGCAGGGCCTTCGTGATTTGTCAATTCATATTCTAATTTAGGATTTGTCGCTACTCTCATTTGGTCCACAGTGTAAGGTAGCCATTTATCACGAGCCTCCATTCCAGAGTTATACCCTCCTGTGCCATTTAATGAATAACCTTTATCTAAACCAGGACCAACCATAAGTGTATCAAATGGTTTTACATTGTTATTTTTCATTCCTGGATTTACACGTGATTGATAAAAATCACTATTGTTTGGCGCACCATAAGCCCATTGCATATTCTCCTCTGGTTTAAACAATGGTGCTTGTTCTATTTTCTTTATGGTTTGTGATCCAGAACCAATCATATTATCTAATATTGATTCACTTGTATTGGCATGATAAGTATTACCTTTTACTTTACCACCATTAAAAGGAACCATATTGTTATGTTTAAATTCTGCAGAATTCAAATAGTTACCTGTTAAAGAATATATATCTTGTATATTGTTACCGACTCTTTCGCCACTTCTAGCTTTTTGTTCAAATACATTTTGATTAAAGTATTTATCAGTAGCGGCATTTGGATTTTGATACTCTTGAACAGTATCAACTAACTGATTTACATTAGTGACAGGGAAATTTTGTGGGGGAACATTCGTATTTGGTAAATAATTAGGGTTCGCTCCCATATTTGTAAAATTTTCCTTGGATATTTTTTTTGGCTGATTTTGATTTTGTAAGGATTCTCTTGATGATTGTTGATTTGATACTACATACATTCCACCCAATGCTATTAAAGGTATTGCTAATTCCATATTTATATATATAGAGTATTATATTTTATTCACATAATAATCTAAATAATTTATTCGTTTGTTAATTTATTCGTTTGTAATTTATTCCTTTATAAAATTTATTTTATAATGTTTTTGCTGATGCACATGAATTTGTTTGTTGGCATGTGTTAGGGCCTCCTACATAATTACCCCTTATCAAATTATAACTAGCAGGTAATAAGTTTTTAGTCTCTGTTACAATGCATTCTCTCTTTGGTGTGTAATAATCCTTTTCTAAAATGCGAGTGTTTAAATTATTTTGAAATGGCAAACAAGTGTTCTCTTGAGGATTTAATGGTGGATAATACCAATCAACTTGTTCTAAATCGCGATACCACCAAGCAGGATTAGTTGCTCTTGATTGTTCAGTATATAGAGCATTACATGTAGGATATTTAATTTTGTCATTAGGAACATTGTAGTTGACATAATTATCTTTTCCTAAACAATCTCTACTTAGCTGTCTATTTACACCTTTTAGATCACTTTCAAGATTTATTGTATTTGTTCTTAAATTAGCGCCCCATTTTTGAATAATAATTTGTGGATCTTCAATATAACATGGGTTGGCTCCGTTTCCTGGAACATTCAATATCCATCTACCAGGATCAGTAGATTGTTGTAATTGTTTTTTTGTTCTACATGGATCATAATTAAATCTAGTGCATGCCATTTTATATTTATATGATATATTTTATTG